CTGGTCACCCTCGTTGTTGAACAAGGTGCCGGCGGTGATGACTCCGCAAACATGACAAGTGCTACCGGTCAAGCACAAGCTTACCCATCTGGATGGGCTACCTTGTTGAGTGTTGTTATGTGGATTAGTGACTTGGTGGTTGAAAAAGGTAAAATTACAGATGAATGGGAAACGATGGGTGCCGCTGTCACAAACTGGGAAGAAGGAGCCAAAGCATTCGCAGGTCTTTATGACATTTATGACCATGGCGTCGATGACGATGGAAATAGCGAAAAAGGTTATGAAGGAACCTATGCAGGAATTGACTTTGATATTCCTAAGCCATCGAGTGGAGTGGCCGCGGCCATGTCGACCGGTGTACGCCCCATTCCACAGCCGCTGACCTTTGTAAATTATTATACAGATTCCAATAATCGCTTCGAAGGCTGGCATGCTCAGACCTATAAGCGCGCTAACAACAACCGATATAACCGCGCCCGCGGCACAAACGTAATGACAATATCACATGAACAAAAAAAAGAATTGCGCCGAAGTCGGTCGAGTACGGCCGGCGAACTACTAACCTATCAACCAGACTTGCGTTCTCTTTTAAGTAAACTAGACACTGCTGCTCAAAACCTAAGTCCCTCTAATTTGACCGGTAATGGTTTTTTTGATGGCGTCGATCCCGATATCGGCAACTTCACAGATTCTGAGTCCACCATGTTGCAAGCAATTAGCAGCTTGCTGAAAGCCTATCATGCTCAAATCGCGCCACGTTACGAAGCTCTAAAAACAATGGCTCACTGCTTGCTACAACAAGCGGTCGTTGACCTGTTAATTGATGCTCAAGAGTTTGCCGAGTTTATGGCCAATGCCGGCCTCGACGCCGACAAGCCAAGTGGTTGGGGTGAGACCATTTTTCTGAGGAAAGTCAGACAGAAGCAAGGCCGCGATCAGCATGAGCGCCGCGCCCAAAACGCCGGCTCAACGCTGCAGCAAGTACGCGAGATTGTTGATCGTCGCCGCACACTAATCAAAGAGCAGTGTTTTTTGATGAATCATGCGGATATCTTCGCTAAAAGAAAGATCATGAGTGATAAAACGAACACCAATGGTAAAAAAGCATCCAAAAGACTGCCTTATGTTCATTCGGACAACAATGATAAGACTGCCAAAACGGCCGGCTCATCGAACGCCACCTTGTTATTGAACGGAGATCCATATGCTTTTATGAATCGGCTGACTTTAAGTCCTAAATTAAAACATTTAATGGATATTGAAGGTTATGAATTATCGGCGCTGCAACCTAAAATTCGACTTTATAAAGTAGTGTTCGATGAGAACGGAGACGATAGTTTTGAAGTTGAAGTGCCTTTTGAGACCAACACAACTGGCAGAGAATTACAATTTTTCACAAAAGGCCAAGGATCCAGAGGCACCGGAGTCGGTATAAAAAGTTTTACTTTTTCTTATGAAGGAAGCAATCCTTTTGCGGTAAAGAAGAGCATCAAAGGTAATCTTAAAATTTTTGCTAATAATATGAAGGAGTTGCTTAATGAGCGCACTCTAAAAAAATCACTTCCCGCTAACGGAGAGCATAAATTTCGGTACATCGATTTAGCCTTGAAGACTGGTAACTTTGGGGGGAAAGCCAAAGATCAGAAAATGAATTGTCAAGATTTAGAACATCAAAATATTACTCTGCAAGAGCTTAATTTTAGACTTAAAGCAGAAGTCGGTTGGGCTGCAGCCAAAAAATTGCCTGGAGATAATAGCCCAATCCTCAGTAGTCAATTGCGTGAAGCCCTGCGAGAATCTTTCGTTAGTCTCAATCTTACTCCCACGGTTCATAATTTTGAGTTTGATGACCAGGGAAGAGTAACCTTTAATATAAATTATCTTGCTTATATTGAGCAATTCTTCGATACTAATAAATTTAATATTTTTGCTGGTGCCAAGAGCGCTACAGGAAAAATAGCTCCCCGTAGAATAGCCAGAAACGCAGCTATAGAGACATACTCTAAATCGTGCGGTGAAAATTCTGCAGAAGTAGTATCAGCTTTGAAAGAAGAATTTAGAGATGAAATTGCTTCTGAAAACTCTAACGCTTTTAAAAAATTGACAAAAGACCTTATTGAAAGTAACAAAATGAAATATCTCACTGTTCCATTGGGCACTGTTAGGGCATACGCACGTTATCGAAGCAATGCAGATGCTAGGGTGTTAGTTCATAAGTGGATTCTCAACGAGTCGGCGCTAAATATAAAGGACTATGAATCCGGTCAAGGGTCCCTAACAGAATCAGAACTTGAAGAGGCCACCAAGGCATATGAGGAAGAAGCAAATAGAGACCCCAGTAACCCCGAAGAGGGCGCCCCCGAACAAGATGCTGTAGCTCGCGCTATATTTGGCGCTGGTACCGGAAACCAACTGTTAACTTATTTTTATGTTAGTGATTTAATCGATATGATTTTGGCTAATATAGAGAGCGAATTAGATGATTTATCAGAAATTGAAACAATCAACGCCGGATTGACCGGCTTTAACTTAAAGTCATATGGTGTTGCAAACCTTAATAACCCGGTGGCGGTGTCTGCAGACAGGATAACTGAAATGGCCAAAGAGCATAAGATCGCCCTAAGAAACTTCCAAAAACTTAGAATTTTATTGGGACCCATGGAATTACGCCACACTGTGCCCAATGAAGATGGTGCATCTCCAGAAGATGTCAGTTTCATTAACTTAGGTGATATCCCGGTTTCTATTCGTTACTTTGTAGAATTTTTAACTTCCAAAATGCTAAGCAAAGAAGAGAGCTATTATGGATTGACAAAGTTTTTAAATGAGTTTTTCAATACGCTTGTGCGAGATGCCTTTAATAGCGATAATTGTGGAACAGCGTTAGGGCAATCTCAAAGGATCCGAGTAAACCAAGCAGCTATAACAGCTTACTCGGATAGTGACACACAAGATGTGGTAACAGGAAAAATTATTAACACTTCCCCCAGAGGCAAGCGATCGGCCGCCAAGACTACTGAATTTAGAGCCAATATAAAAGATCTTCTATCTTCTGAACCAATTTTGCCCGTATCTGGCCCTCACGACAGTGCAAGAACCAGCGTCCCTTTGAATAATGAGTTTAATTATTTTGTTTACTCTGCTGGTCGGACGATGCCTCTTGAGCAAATGAAAGGAATTCGTGCCGATGATGAGGAAAAGGGAATTTTTCATTATCTTCTGGGTCGTAACAAGGGACTAATTAAGAATATAAAACTCACAAAAACTCAAACAAAAGGATTAGCCGAGGTTCGGTTTGAACAAGATGGCTATGACGGATTGCAACAATTAAGAGTGGTGTATGATGTGCAGATCGATACATATTGTAATGTTAACACGTTTCCGGGCACTTACTTGTTCGTGGATCCCCGAGGTTTCGCCCCAAATACTCCCATGTTCACAGGACAAGGAGGTAGTATACTGGATTTAACTAAACTAGGAGTTGGTGGATATTATATGATTTATAGATCTGAACACAACTTTATGGCCGGCCGAGCCGACACCACGTTGTATGCGAAATGGGTCAATGCAGTAGATGCCGCCGAAAATTGCGCCCAACTAACTTCCGACCCAGTAGCACCCGGCGCATCAAACGCTTCCTGCAAGGTATTCTTGGATAAACGTCAGAAAGCTGCCGAGGAGGCACAGTAATAGATGTCAGAAGATTACGCACAGAGCAACAATGAGACTGCTTATAACCTTTTTAATAAGAAAATCAACTATAGTCTTAAAATATCAAGCCAAGGTCACAAAAATATTGTAGATTTTAATTTTGGAGAAAGATTATACTATGGTAGAGTATCACGCGATATGGCGCCAGTCGTGGTGGATGATGCTTTTTTGAAAACTCTTCCATATGAAGCACCAGATGGCCAACAATTGCAGCTTTTAAATTTTGTTAATGATATCTTTGTAGAGATGGCAAATCAGTTTAAAAAAAGTGCAATGTTAGGAAAGATTTCGACCAAAGATCCATACTTAACAAATTTACAAGTGTATAAGGCATACGAGTCTCCGCAAGCCGGATACTTGCACCACCAACAAATCTATTTTAATAATATTAAAAAATACATTTTAAAAAATCAAAAATATTTTACTAATTTCGAAGAGTTTATTGATATACTGATGCCCTATTTGCAACATATGGTCCACCGCGTTCGTTTCACGTTTGCTGGATATGTAAAAAGCAGAAGTTGCTCCGTTTTAGCGTCTGGGTTAGCGTTAGAAATTGCTGACCTTAGTTACACAAACGATGATAAGAAAATTGAAGATTTTATCAACAGCCCTAACTGGTTATATTTTGTTAATGCTTGTAATTCATATGGATTTAGGATAGATGCTAATATTCCATGGCGAATTGTTATGGATATCGCAGCACCAGAAGTTCACCAGATTAGCTCAAGATACCGCCTTCCTAATACGGTGTCCATTTTGACAAAAGGATATCGGTCTGCTAGTATGATAGGACTATCAAAATTTATAGAGCAACTCTTGAGACTCTATAATTTTTGTCGACAAGGCAATTTTTCCTTGACAGAAGAATGCAAAGGTGATATTATAACAACAGAGATTAAACCAGTTGAGTATGATTTGCGAAAGTTGCTGTCTACAGCCAGATCTCGAAAATCATTTCTTAAACTTTATCTTTATCTGCGGCTGTACGAAGAGCAGCCACACATGCCTGAAGAAGATATGAATAAAATTGTAAGAGATACTATAGAAATGTGCCAATCCAGTAGGTCTTACCAACCTGTGTCGTTATTTTTTGAAAGCATTATAAACAAAGAGTTTGACAAAATAGGATCTCTACATTATTATATGAACAAGGTTGACTTAGAAGGATTGGAAAAACAAATGAATGATGGGCAGCCATTGGATATTGTTGAGGGCATTGGTGGAGGTCTCATGTCCATTAGCGACGAAGATCTATATGAAGACAATCCTGATCGTTCTGACCTACCACCGACACCGGCTTAGATTAAATAAATATTGGGGATAAAATTGTATTTTCAGTCAATTGATGATAAATCTGAATGTATTGGTATGTACGTAGATGGTAAATTACATTTTGATAATTTTCCTGAAAACCTAAAAAGAACCTGGCGATACACCGGCTCCATTTTGGACGACGAAGTGGAGTATGCATGGCTATACACTGACGGGGGCACATTAGCAGAATGTTGTCCTAATGGATATGTTGAGGAGTTGCAGAGCACCGAACAAAAACTGCGCGCCTATATCAAGACGTTCAAAATTGCGAAGGTCAACTTAAACGATCATTGTATTTTTGATTTGGTTCCACATGATTTTTTAAAACGATACTGCGAGGTAAAAAACCGCATCACAGAACACGTTTTTGATAACTACGAAAAGCCTGCAAACTATCAACATCTGTGCGACACTGAAAAGCTCCTATATAAAATAAGGTATAATAAGCTCAATCTGAATACCGAAGACTGTCGGCACTTGATGCTATCAAGTCTTGATCGTACTAAAGCCCAAGAACTTGTAAAGAACTACAGTTATATCGACTACAACCTGTTCGGAACGGCCACAGGACGCCTCACAACGCGTCCTGGCTCGTTTCCCATACTAACTGTTAAGAAGGACTTTAGAAAGCTTCTGAAGCCAAATAACGAGCTTTTTGTGGCCTTAGATTATAATGGCGCTGAGATTCGCACGTTTCTTGATTTGTGTGGATACAAGCAACCACTTCATGATATTCACGAATGGAACGTGCGCAACGTGTATGCGAACTCACTATCCAGAGATGAAGCTAAGATTGAATTCTTTGCATGGTTGTATAATTCTGATGAGAAAGAACCATTGAGTGAAGTTTATAACAAGAGCACTTTGTTGAGAGAATGGTACGACGGAGAGTATGTGAGAACGCCTTATAATCGCAAGATGGAAATCGATGACCGGCGCGCCCTCAACTATTTGATTCAAAGTACCACCGCCGACCGCGTATTTGAGAAGGCTGTAGCTATCGATAAGATGCTGGAGGGAAGAAAATCTTTTATTTCCCATTTACTTCATGATGAAATTGTGATAGACTTTCATAATGATGATCGGCCATTGATTAAAGATATTCAAAAAACGTTTGAGGGCGATGATGACTATCTTAGCACAATCAAGGCAGGCAAAAACTATTTTGAATTGAAAGAGTTGGGGATATGATCTCGGTTATTGGTCTTGGAAACGGCGCATCTAAAATTGTAGAAAAGTTCAAACCTGTTAAAAACTATAAGGTTTTTCAATTGAATAGTGCGGTAGAATCCCATAGCAAATATAAACGTAAGCTAAAAACATACGACACTTCAGAAGAATATGAAGCAAACATACCACAGCTAAAAACTTTTTTTAAATCCGTCAATGATAGGGTTCAGTTCTTTGTGGTGGGCTCTTCAATGAGTTCTAATTATACGCTCGGTGTTTTAGAGCAATTAAAAGATAAAGAAATCGAGGTCTTTTACATTAAGCCTGATTCTACTCTCTTGACAGGTGTTCCAAAATTACTCGACAAAGTAGTGTTTAGTGTTCTTCAGGAGTATGCTCGTTCAGGCCTCCTTAAGTCTTTAACTATCATGAACAACGAACTGCTTGAAATGCACATTGGAAGTGTGCCGATTAAGAAATATTACGATACCCTCAATGAATCTATTTTTCAGACGGTACATTATCTTAATTTCTTTCAGCACAATGAGCCAGAAATCGGGATGGTCTCCAAGCCATTGGATATTTGTCGTATTAGAACCATCGGTTTGCTCAATATGAAAAATCTTGAAGAAAAATGGCTTTTTCCTCTTGACATGGATCGAGACATATGTTATTATATGTGTATAAACAGGGAAAAATTGGAGACAGATGGGGAGCTTCATAAACGTTTGGTTGATTTGCTTAAGGCAAAACCAACAAATGCTTTTCGAAAAATTTCTTATGCGATTTACGAAACTGATTTTACTGATTTTGGGTTCTGCGTTGCCCTTACTAACGTAGTACAAAATTACGCTTGACAAGCTACGTCGAGTGTGCCACAATAAGATATCAAGGAACGCTTGGTATACTATAGTCAACAAGGAGACAAAAAAACATGGCAATTGATATGGAACTGATGCGACGAAAACTTGCATCCCTTCGAGGAGAAGGAAACGGAGATAACACTCCATCTGTCTGGTTTAAGCCAGATGAGGGCGATACGGACATTCGTATTATCCCAACCAATGACGGGGATCCCCTTAAGGAGATGCACTTCCACTATAATGTGGGCGAGCATCGCGGCGGCGTTCTTTGCCCGAAGCGTAACTTCGGCGAAGCATGTCCAATCTGCGAGTTTGCTTCTGCGTTATGGCGCGAAGGCACCTCCAACAACGACGAGGAAAGCAAAACGCTTGCTAAGTCACTTTTTGTACGCCAACGTTATTTCTCGCCCGTGGTCGTTCGCGGTCGTGAAGACGAAGGTGTCAAGGTCTATGGATATGGAAAGAAGGCATACGAACTTCTTTTGGGCTATATCCTTGACCCAGAATACGGTGATATTACTGATGCTCATGAGGGCACCGATATCACTCTAACTTACACCAAGCCCAACAAGCCTGGTGCATACCCCCAAACGAGCCTAAAGATGCGCCGCAACACATCCCCCCTGCTCGCCGACGCGGAATCTATCCCTGCCCTCCTAGACCGCGTACCTGAGTTCGATACTATATTCGAACGCTTGACAAGCGATCAAGTCGGTGCTATTCTGGACGAACAACTCTCTGGCGATGGTTCTGCTGAGAGTCGTTCGAAAGAGACCACGAAGTACTCCGCCCAGACGACGAACGATGTAGATAAGGCGTTCGAGGAACTGATGTCCTAATACTAGAGTAACTAGGCTCGTGGACCACCGATGGCAGACCGGGTTAAAATAGTCTGCCACATTTTTACATAGGAGGCACAATGGCAAGAAAAGCCAAAACTAAACCTGGAAAGGTTTCTATGCAAGATTTGATGAGTCTTGTTAATAAAAAAGCAGGGGTTACGGTCGCTCATGATTTGACCGGCGATAATCCCACGGAAGTTAAGGAGTGGATCCCTACGGGCTCTCGCTGGCTTGACAGTATTATTAGTAAAGGTCAGGTGTCAGGTATTCCTGTTGGAAAGGTTACTGAAATCGCTGGCCTAGAAGCTACTGGTAAGTCGTACATGGCAGTACAGGTAGCAGCAAATGCTCAAAAAATGGGTATGATGGTAGTTTACTTTGATTCAGAGTCGGCTATTGATCCATCGTTTTTGGAGCGCGCCGGTTGTGATCTTGAGCATCTTATGTATGTTCAAGCGGCATCGGTAGAGTTTGTCTTAGAGACTATCGAGGAAATCCTTGGTGCAACCGATGAGCAGATGCTTTTCATCTGGGACTCGCTAGCGTTCACGCCATCTGTATCTGATGTTGAAGGCGACTTCAACCCACAGTCATCGATGGCTATGAAGGCTCGTATTTTAGCCAAAGGTATGTCCAAACTGGTTATTCCTATCGCAGATAAGAGAGCAACCTTTCTGGTCCTTAATCAGTTGAAGACTAACATTCCCCAAGGTCCGAATGCACGTATTGTGGCCATGACCACACCGTACATCACGCCTGGTGGTAAAGCTATGCATTATGCATATTCTTTGCGTATTTGGCTGACTGGACGAAAAGCGAAGGCGGCCTTTATTGAGGATGAGAAAGGATTTCGTATTGGCTCCGAAGTTAAAGTGAGGTTGGAGAAGTCTCGTTTCGGAACCCAAGGACGTTCATGTGCCTTCCGCATTATGTGGGGTACAGATCAGATTGGAATTCGAGACGAAGAATCATGGTTTGATGCTATCAAAGGATCGACCTCTCTGACAAGCGCTGGAGCTTGGTACACGCTTTCCACACCGGACGGTTACACTAAAAAGTTTCAACCTTCTAAATGGAACGATTTAATTACATCTGATGATGAATTTAAACAAAGAGTCATACGTCTAATGGATGAGGAGATCGTACAGAAGTTTGATCGCCGAGAAGGAACAGCAGACATTTTCTATGCTGATCCCGAAGACCTCACAGTTCCAATTAAAGATTAAGGAAATAAAATGAAACTATTAACAACTGCAATCCTGGGAATGCTAATGAGTGGATGCCTTGCGCATGCTCATGTGCAGGAGCGCCCCGCTCACACACATTCTCACAACTATTCGTCTCATCGACATGCGCCAGCTACTGTAAAAGCCTGGGTATGGGTAAACGGCAAGTGGCGCAGAGGAAGATGGGTGGAGGGACATTGGACAATCTTGGATGTACATCCGCGAATGCTCAACCGTTATCCTCGTCATTATGTGCGGTTTCATCATGGCGCCCGCAAGCCTTCGGAACCTCGCAGGCCCAGGGGTCATCGACATCCTCATCGTCGACACCACAGACGTTAAAAAAAGTACTTGACAATGCCTCCCACATTTAGTATACTATAAATCTGGGAGGCACTTTTTTATGCTTGGCATAGAATATCAACATTCTAGTGGTGCAGAAAAGTATCACAAGTATACGGGCCGTATCAAAAAACATATGGAGCTAGCGCGCAGGGTAGCTCACCACTCTACGTTCAATGGCCCACGCCATGGAGCAGTCCTCGCAAGAGGATCCCGAGTGGTACATGTTTCAGAAAACAAGAATAACTTTTGTTCATTCGGTAGACGTTTTCGTAAGTGCGATATTCAACCGGGACACTCCACAGTTCATGCAGAACTTGGGTGTATCTTGGGAGTAGATCGCCGAAAGACTGAAGGTGCTGATGTTTATGTTGCTCGCATTGGAAAACGCGGAGAATTCAAAATGTCAAAACCTTGTCCAATGTGTGAGTCAGCCCTTAGACACGTGGGGGTAAAACGTGTTATATTCACTATCAACGATAAAATTGCAGGGAGCTATAAACTATGAGAAATTACGGATATGCATGCATCAACATGGGGTTTTCTAATCGCCCTAAGTCGAAGCGGATCACAACCAACAGAACAATGATTAAGCGCACGTTCAAGGAGAAAGGTATCGGATACGCATCCGAACTGGCTCTACAAAATGCGCAAGATCTATACAAGATTCTCCAGTGGAATCTGGATAACGATATTTATTTCTATCGTCTATCTTCCGATATTGTTCCATGGGCCAGTGAATATGCGATGGAGGACTTGCCAGATTACGAGCAAATTCTGGAGGCATGCCAGTCCGCGGGCAACTTTGCTCGCCAGCACAACATGCGACTAACCTCACATCCAGGTCCTTTCAACAAGTTGGCATCACCAAAAGAAAGAGTATTCCAGCTTACATACAAGGATCTCAAGGTTCACGGTGATCTATTTGACATGATTGGTTTGCCTCGCACCCCTTACGCCAAGCTTAATATTCATGTTGGTGCAGCCTACGGCGACAAACCCTTTGCTCTTGACAACTTCTGTCGCAACTTCGAACGTCTGCCAGAATCTGTCCGTTCACGACTTACGGTTGAAAACGACGACAAAGCATCTCTATACTCCACACAGGAACTATACGAGGGTGTTTACAAGCGCATTGGGATCCCAATTGTGTTTGACTATCATCATCACATGCTTCATCCCGGAGATCAAACAGAGCAAGAAGCTCTTGAGCTTGCGCTCTCTACATGGGGAGATATCAAACCTGTGGTTCACTATGCCGAGTCTCGTTCTGTAGAGTACAAAAATCCCAAAATCAAACCTCAAGCTCATTCTGATTATATCATCAATGAGTTTGACGACTACGGCAACAGCTTTGATGTGATGATCGAAGCAAAGCATAAAGAACTTGCGCTTTTGCGATATCGTGATATAATGAATAATAAAGACAAAAGGAATGCAGCATGACTTTCGAAAACAAATCACAAAAAAGACTATTGATTGTAGATGCTCTCAACGCATATTTACGAGCCTATATTGTAGACCCCTCATTGTCATCTAACGGACAACCCATTGGAGGCATCAAGGGATTTATGAAAATTCTTCAAAAACTCGTGCGCCAGACTCGCCCTACACAAGTTATGATCGTGTGGGATGGACCTAACGGTTCCAAGAAGCGCAAGAGCATGGATAAGAACTACAAAGCCGGCCGGAAACCCATCAGACTTAATCGAGCTTTTCACAACTTGACAGATGATGAAGAGCTACAGAACAAGATCTGGCAGCAGACTCGTATTGTAGAATATCTTAACAACATGCCGGTGATTCAATTTATGATACCAGAGATTGAAGCCGACGATGTTATATCTTATGCGACAAGTATGCCGCAGTATGCAGATTGGCAAAAGATTGTTGTCTCTAATGATAAAGATTTTATGCAGATCTGCGACGATAAGACTGTTCTATGGAGACCTACCAAGGATGAAGTTCTTAATGCTAGTCGAATCGTAGAACAGCTTGGTGTTCATCCCACTAACATGGCTCTAGCTCGTTCTATTATTGGTGATGCGTCTGATAACCTTCCAGGGATTAAAGGCGCCGGCTTCGCTACTGTCGCCAAGCGCCTAGGATTCCTAGGAGAATCGACCACTTATACGATTGACGACGTAATCAAGCATTGCGAGAACAAAGCAGAAGAAAGTAATCTGAAGTTTTATGTTAACGTGGCAGAGAGCCGAGATGTCATCCAGCACAATTATACAATGATGCAGTTGTATGCGCCACAGATGTCGATCAAATCAAAGCAGTTTGTAAAAGAATCTGTAGAGCAATTTGAGTTTGATTTTAATCGAACTGAGATTATTGGGATGATGCGAGATGATGGTTTTGGAGAACTAAATTGGGAAGATCTCCGGGCAAACTTAAACCGAATTGTAAATGAAAATTAAGATTGTCAACACCAAAAACTTCAAAGTTTTGGCTTGACATTTGAGATAGATTCAGTATAATTATTAATATAAAGCGAGGGTGTGAATGAAGGTAACAGAAGCAAGTTTTGGGAGGTACGGAAAAACCTTCCAAGAAGGACTTGTACAGCTTATCTATGAAGATAGACCTTTCGCAGATCAAATCACAGAAGTCTTAGACCATCAGTTTCTAGAGCTTGATTATCTGCGTGTTTTTCTTCAGAAAATAACCAACTACCGAGACCGTTACGGCCGTCACCCCTCTGTAGATGCGATTGCGTCTATTTTAAAAACTGAACTTGATCAAGAAGACGAAGTAATCCAGCGTCAAGTTCGAGAGTATTTTCTACGCATTCACGGTCGTGAAATGCAGGATGTAGAATATATCAAGGAGACTTCTCTTGATTTCTGCCGCAAGCAGAATTTGAAAGAAGCGATGTTGAAGTCAGTCGGATTACTTCAGAACTGTTCGTTCGATGAGATTTCCACTGTTATTAATGATGCTCTTAAGTTGGGCTCGGAAAATAACTTTGGATACGATTACATGGCTGATTTCGAGGCTCGATTTGTTCCACGTCACCGAATTCCGGTGACAACTGGATGGTCAGAGATTGACAAAATCTGTGGAGGGGGATTAGGTAAAAGTGAACTTGGGGTTGTTGTGGCCCCAACTGGTGCTGGAAAAAGTATGGTACTGGTTCATTTGGGGGCTCAAGCAATCCGCGAGGGCAAAACCGTCGTTCATTACACCATGGAGTTACAGGATACGATTATTGCGACCCGTTATGATAGCTGTATTACTGGATACCCGCTTTCTGATATTATAAACTTTAAGGAAGAAGTTTATGAAGAAATTAAAGATCTAGATGGAACGCTGATTGTCAAGGAATATCCGACTAAATCAGCATCAACGAACACAATCAAGTCTCACCTGGCAAAACTTCTAAAGCGAGGTATAAAGCCGGGAATGATCATTGTAGACTATGCAGATTTATTAAAGCCAACAGTTATCAGAAAAGAGAAAAGAAGTGAACTCGAATCTATTTATGAAGAGTTGAGAGCAATTTCAACTGAGTTTCAGTGTCCCGTGTGGACCGCCTCCCAAACTAACAGATCGGGGTTGAATGCAGAAGTAATCACAATGGAACAAATATCCGAGGCATTTAACAAATGTTTCGTGGCAGATTTTATTTTTTCTATCTCTCGCACAATTGAAGACAAGCAAAACAATCTTGGAAAAATGTTCATCGCGAAAAATAGAAACGGGCCCGATGGAATGGTGTATAATATTTTCATGGATACGTCCAATGTATCAATCAAGATATTGCCCCCACAATCCTCAAATACAGTAAATGGTAGTACGGTGACAACTGCTCCCGCGCCGCTGGGCCCTCGGCTTCAACAGCAGTTGCTCAAAGACAAATACAGCAAACTAAGAGGAAAACGCTAACATGAGAACACTTGAAAATATCCGTCGCTTTAGATTATCAGATACATTTATCGAACCATATAAGACAGCCGAGGTCCCATGGGGTCCTTTGGGCTACGTCACCTTTAAAAGAACTTATGCTCGCCGCTTAAGCGAGTTCGACCCCAACGCTAATGGCACCGAAGAATGGTGGCAGACATGTAAGCGTGTTATCGAAGGTATGTTTAACATGCAGAAGCAACATGTTTTTATGTTGGGCCTAGAGTGGGTTGATGCCAAAGCGCAGGCCACTGCGAAAGACGCTTTTGATCGCCTCTTTAATCTAAAATGGACTCCACCAGGCCGCGGCCTCTGGATGATGGGCACCAAGTTTGTTGAGGAACGCACCGCTGCTGGTCTCTTTAACTGTGCATTTCGTTCTACGCGCGATGTTTCCAAGAAGGGTGGTTATCTATTTGCATGGATGATGGACGCTCTCATGCTGGGAATCGGGGTAGGATTTGATACCGAAGGCGCTGGAACGATTACAATCCAAGAACCCGAATATACCAATGACACACTGACGATTGATGATTCCCGCGAGGGATGGGTAAATTCTGTTCATATGCTATTGGATGGTTTCTTCTTTGGTGCTAAGGTTCCCAAGTTTGATTATTCCGATATTCGACCTCTCGGCGCCCCAATCCATGGCTTTGGGGGTACATCGAGCGGCCATGGCCCACTTAAGGAGTTACACGAGAATCTTACCAGTCTATATTCAGCCAAGGTTGGAGAACCAATCAGTTCGATTGATATTGTAGATACTGAAAACCTCATCGGCCGATGCGTGGTAGCCGGCAACGTTCGCCGTTCCGCAGCCCTAGCAATGGGCACGCACGATGACTTTGATTACCTACAGATGAAGAATGACGCTGAAAAGCTTATGCACCATCGTTGGGGTTCCAACAACTCATTCAATGCTGTGGTTGGAATGGATTATACCTGGCATGCAGAACAGTCTCAAAAAAACGGTGAGCCTGGATATATTTGGCTTAACAATGCTCGCACCAAGGGCCGCTTTAAAGATGGTACTCGCCTGGATGACGTAAACGTCGCAGGTTTCAATCCATGCGTAGAGCAGCAGCTTGAAGATGCAGAGCTTTGCTGTTTGGTTGAAACATTCCCAGCCAAGCATGAGGACTATGAAGACTATCTAAAGACACTAAAGATTGCTTATCTTTACGGCAAGACAATCACGTTGTCCAATACTCACTGGCCAGAGACTAACGCTAAGATGTTGAAGAACCGCCGTATCGGCCTTTCTCAGTCGGGAGTGGTCCAGGCATTTAACAAGCATGGTCGCCGCGAAATGTATAATTGGTGTGACAATGCTTATCAGCATGTACAGGAGCTTGACGAAGAATACTCCAATTGGTTATGTATTCCTAAATCTGTGCGCATGACTTCTATTAAGCCATCGGGAACTGTCTCGTTGCTTAATGGCTCAACGCCAGGGATTCATTTTCCAGAAGATGAATATTATATTCGTCGGATCCGATTCTCAAAAGATTCTGCTCTGGTCTCTCCACTCAAAGACGCCGGCTATCATGTGGAGGATGATGAGTATTCTCCCAACACGGTTTGTGTCGAATTCCCAATTCATGAGCCTTATTTTGAAAAAGGTAAAAGTGAAGTTAGTATTTGGGAGCAGCTAGAGATCGCTGCGCAATATCAATATTACTGGGCAGATAACTCGGTGTCCATCACTGTTACGTTCAAAGATGAAGAGGCTACGCAACTCAAGAGCGCTCTGGAAATGTACGAGAGCCGATTGAAAGCTGTTTCATTTTTGAGGTATAAGACCACAGGATATGTGCAGCCACCTTATGAACCAATTAGCGAAGAGCGATACAAAGAACTAATTAAGAATGTGACCCCAATTCAACGATTCGAGGTAGAAGAGGAAGGCGGGTCAGGCACGAAGTTCTGTGATGGCGAATCGTGCGAAATAGAATTTAACTAAAGAGGTGAATGGTGCTTAAGCCAGTCAATAGATACGTGTGGGTTTCTGTAGCCACATTAGAAGAAAATACAACAGAAAGCGGCATTGTATTGCCCGATGACTTTAAACCTACCCAAGAGAAGTTTTGCACAGCCAAGGTGCTTTCGTCTGCCGACGATACGAGATTTCTCCTTCAGGCAGGCGCCACGGTAATTGTGGATAAATCCATGGTTGAAGAAATTAATGTGAACAACCAACTATTTACTGTAGTTCAAGATAACTATATTTTAGGGATTTTGTCGGAAGGGTAATGAAAAAGGATCGTTTTTTATGGGTGTCGATAAGAGCTTTTACAATCAAGCATCTGCTTCGAAATTAGGGTGGGAGCCATCCTGGTTTGGTGAGAAGTATTTCGACGAAAACCTTGTAAGAGCGATCAAGAAATGGCAAAGAGATAGAGGCTTATCCGCAGACGGCCTCTGCGGTCCTATGACTTTCCGCCGCGTTTGGACAGAACGCCAAGCAGAGATTCACTATCATGAACCGTGCCCGCTCAACTACTCCAACTTTATTGTATACCAGGGAAACTTCCACCCCATCAAGTGGGATAAGGTAGTACTTTGGTCGGAGAAAGATGGACTTAAGGCGAACCCAGGAACGTACTATGATTACACTGGACGCCCAAAAAGAAAGATTCGTCTTTTCGTTAACCACTGGGATGTTTGTTTGAACTCGACATCTTGTGCGCAGGTTTTAAACCGCCGCGGCATATCCGTTCATTTCCTAATCGATAACGATGGAACAATCTATCAGACTCTTGACATGCAACACGGTGCTTGGCATGCGGGCCACGCGCGAGGTAATCGAGCATCAGTAGGAGTGGAGATCTCAAACGCATACTATCCAAAATATCAAGATTGGTATGTGAAGAATGGCTTTGGAGAACGTCCGATTATCGATGATGCTTGGGTGCATACTGAAAAGCTCGATCCCTTCATGGGTTTTTACCCAGCCCAGATCGAAGCTGCCAAAGCTTTATGGAAGGCTATTCATGATGCCGCAGGTGTAGAATATAAAACACCTCTCAGTCAGACCGGCAAGACCTCAACAAAATATTGCCAAGATGCGCTATATGGAAACTTCAATGGCTTTGTAAGTCACTACCACATCAGTAAAAGGAAGATTGACTGTGCTGGGCTCGACCTTAAAACGTTGCTTGCAGAACTTGAGAACGAAGAAGAATAACACAAAGAAGTTTTTTAAGTTCTTTTTAATCTGGTATAGTCAACAGTTTGCGATACCATTCTGGATTATTGGCCATATTCACTTGCATCTGAATGACTATCATGATATATTAGAGATTACAGCCTCCTTGCTTATGCACTTCATGGTGATAGCGGGATTTTGGCTCGACTGGAAACAATACAACACGGAGAAAGAATGACTTACTCGAAGTCTATTGAACTATATAATGACAACACGGGTAAAGTAGAATACATCTCGCATATGGGAACAGACCTCACTGTCTGCAATAGTGCGAGAGTATCCTTTGGCAAAGAGAAGGAGACCTTAGATGAAAAAGATACAAAACTCATCAATTACCTCATCAGACACCGACACACGTCCACTTTGGAGCATAACGTTGTTACTTTTCGTTTTTGCGTACCTTTGTTTGTGCGCAGTCAGCACCACCGCCACAGAACTTGGTCTTATAATGAAATTTCTAGACGTTACACCGATGTGAATCTTGCTTTCTATGAGCCGGAGAGTTTTAGGACGCAACACAAATCAAATCGACAGGCATCTAATCCCGAAGATCTAATAAATCCTACCATATGGCGCAACTTAGTGTGTGATTCTGCCTCTAAAGCTTTAAAAGAGCATAATAAAGATTGTCTAAAGTTCTTTAACACACTAATTGATGCTGGTGTCTGTCGCGAGCAGGCCCGCGGAGTACTTCCGCAAAATATGTATACGGAATATTATGGAACAGTCAATCTTAATAATTTACTTAAATTCGTTGAGCTACGAACGCATGTGGGGGCCCAATGGGAAATACAGCAAACCGCGGAAGCGTGCTTGGAGATTGCGACGGATCTTTGGCCGATAACGGTAAAAGCATATAGACAACATCGAGGTCTGCTATAGCCATTCAGTTTGAAAGAGTTGTAGCTGGAGGTTCGTTGGACGCATTGCTGTATGCGTTCACGGAGAAGTTGCCTCTGGTTTACACGTCACCGCGGAAACCTTTTAGGTTTGATTATCTCGATCCTGCGGTTGATCTTTCCTGTATTAAGCTCGATGTGGAGCCGCAACGTCTTTTTACTTTCGATGGCGACAAGAAAGTTGGCACCCCAAAGCATTTACTTTGGGAGCGACTGTTGTTTCTGCTAGGGTTGCAAGGGCAGAACCCACTATCTAATCTCGCTCATAGTGTGCGCTATGATGGAGAGGGCCAGTTAACCTTTTCCGACAAATATGCAAAGTTGATCGATATAAAGTTTGATGAGTGTGTTTACTTCGGTGACGATAGTTGTGACCAGATTTTAAAAATAAATCTTGATTATGACAAATATGTATGCTATGATTGGATAGCGTTTAATCGAGGCGGCAAACACCAAGTAGACTACATGAAAACTCAGGACGACTTTGTTCAAGAGATCTGGTTTTATTCTTCCGACAGGATTGATGGGAACACCCTAGTTAAAGATGCATGTGCAGTTTCGTACTTGACACAACAAGAGTTGAGTGATTTCAACTATTCTGAAACCATGGCTCGCTTTAAAGTTGTCAATGAGATGGAAGAGCGAGGCATGAAAGGAAAGTTTAATGGATACGGACCCAACGGAAAACCAAAACATTATAAATTTAGAACATCATGTATCGGCCGAAGAGTGGACCACACGCCTCAAGAGATTAAACTTGAATCGCCTCACTTCAGGCTTACCGACAAGTCTCAGACGGATATGCTTCAGTCTCTGGAAGCGGCTTCAGCAAACTACGCCCAAATCTTAAAGTATCTATAATGCATTTAGCGGGAATCATTCCGGTCGCCCAATTGGTGACCGATCACGAATCTATCACACCGGACGTTTTAACGCTTCTGGAGCCGCGATTTACGGCCATTCAAAATGCAGTGATGGCCTGCGCCATGGCGGGCTGTAAAACGATTTGGATCGTCGCTAATAATGATTTGGCGCCTATTGTAAAGCAGGCAGTTGGAGAGTGGGTTCATGACCCAGTTTATTATAAACGCGAATTTACTAAGTTTTATTCGAATGTACGCAAAGAAGTGCCTATTTATTACGTTCCGGTACATCCCAAAGATTTAGACAGACGAAATTCGTATGGCTGGTCAGTGTTGCACGGAATATATTCATCTTGGTTTGTATCTTACAAAATCTCTCGATGGATACTGCCTGAAAAATACTTTATAGCTTTCCCCATGTCCGTTTACGACTATCGCATCCTGCGAGAACTCAGACCGCAGATACAGGATGCAAACAAGAACTTTACATTAACATACGACAATAAAACTGTACTGGATGGACTTCCAATCAGTTTTACAATGAAAGGAGAAGATTACTTAGAATGTCGCCGGAATATCAACAAAATAACCACCAGGGAATATTTACCCCCTTCACCCGGTCAATTACCGACCGAGAAGAGACCACTCAACGAGAGGTGGTCAGCAAGGTTTTTCGACCTACCCACCGTGTTTCAAAAGCTGAGTCTGACAAAAGCTCTGACACATGAAATTGATTGGTTCTATGATATAACCTCATGGGATCAATACCGCAGCTACATGGCATCAGACAATCGTGTCGAGGTGCCGTACTACGATATATACAAGCCGCGCATGTATAATCTTGCGCCTACAAAAGAAAATAAAAAATAGCACTTGCGTTTTCAAATCAAGTGTGCTATATTAAGAACATCTGGAGGGATGAATGACGAGAAAAACGTCTGATATTAAATTTGTTGGCCTGCATGCGCACAGTGTTGCAGGCTCTATTTTTGACGCCATTGGCTATCCGCAGGACCATATGGATTTTTGCTATGAAAACGGCGGAGAAGCACTGGCGCTCACTGACCATGGAAATATGAACGGTCTCGCCTATCAGGTATTGCACGCCAAGAAGATGAAGTCGGAGGGCAGAGACTTCAAACCTATCTTTGGGTGTGAAGCTTATTTCCTACCATCGCTAGAGGAGTGGCGCGAAGAGTATGCCACCGCGATGGAAGACAAGAAGCGCGCACGTTCTATTAAGAAAGATGAACAGTCAGGCGCCACCGTAGAAGACGAGGGTGCGTCCAAGAAGACGCAAGACATTCTTCGCCGCCGTAGACACATCGTTCTATTGGTCCAGAATCAAACAGGACTAAACAACTTATTTAAGCTGGTGTCAGAATCATACCAGCCAGAGAATTTCTACCGCTATCCTCGCATTGATTATGCTTTGCTTAAGAAGTACAATGAGGGGATCATCGCAGCATCCGCCTGTCTTGGGGGCGTATACGCTGGGAACTATTGGGAAAACCGCGAGGATGGAGACGACGCGGTTCTTGATGCAATGCGGGAGACCACCCGCCAGATGGTCGATATCTTCGGAGACCGCTGGTACGCTGAGATTCAGTGGAATAATGTGCCCGAGCAGCACGCCCTGAATCAACACATCATCCAAGTGGCTAAAGAGTTTGACTTGCGGTTGATTACAACTGCCGACTCTCACTATCCAACGCCGACAGCGTGGCGTGATCGCGAACTATATACGCGCCTTGGATGGTTAGGAAAGGGTGGTCTCCCCGAATACATGTCATCAGATCTTCCGATTGATGTACAAGAGGTGGGCTACGAGCTTTATCCCAAGAACGGTGACCAGATCTGGGAGAGTTACAAAAAGTACTCTTCAGAAGCTAACATTGAGTATGATGACGCGGTGGTTCGAGATTCTATCGAGGAGACATATCGAATCGCATTCGACCGTATTGAGGATTTTCTTCCAGATAATACTGTCCGCTTGCCCAGCTTCGTTGTTCCTGCCGGCTATACGGCCACACAAGCGCTCGTAAACTATTCTCTAGAGGGTTTGAGGGGTAGAGGGCTACACACGAACCAGGAGTACGTGGACCGCCTTAAAAGCGAACTCGATGTTATCGATGACCGAGGTTTCTCCAAGTATTTCTTGACGATGAAAGCTATCGTTGACACGGCCACTGATATGATGTTGACTGGTCCAGGTCGAGGTTCAGCCGCTGGCTCACTGGTAGCGTATGTATTGGGGATTACACAAGTTGACCCTATCAAGTATGGTCTACTGTTCTCACGTTTCCTTCGAGCAGATGCCACAGACTATCCAGATATTGATTATGATGTATCTGACAGCATGGCTCTCAAAGAAAAGCTGGTTGAAATGTGGGGAGAGGATTGCGTTGCACCGATTTCTAACTGGAACACGCTACAGCTTCGCTCTCTAATCAAAGACATTTCTAAGTTCTACAACATCCCATTTACGGAAGCCAACACGGTTACATCGGTTATGATGCGTGAAGCTATGCCGGACGCCAAGCGCCGCCATGGCATCAAAGCTGGTGTCTATAATCCGACTTGGGAAGAGGTGATGGAGTTTTCCCCATCGCTGCAAAACTATCTCAATAAATATCCAGATGTTAAGGCTCACGTTGAGGGGCTTGTGGGACAGGTACGTTCGTGCTCTCGGCATGCCGGCGGTGTGGTGATTGCAGAGAACTTGGACCAAAGCATGCCACTGATTAACTCTGGTGGTGTGCGGCAGGCTCCATGGGCTGAAGGACAAAACGTTCGACACCTGGAGCCCATGGGCTTTATTAAGTTCGATTTGCTTGGACTATCGACTTTAAAGATGATGGAGGGGTGCATCGAGCACATTCTTCGTCGCCATCATGGCATTCAGAATCCGACGTTTGCTGATGTGCGAGATTACTACGAGAAGAACTTACACCCAGACGTGCTGGATATGAATGACCAAGCGGTCTATGAGAATATCTTCCACACTGGAAAGTGGGCTGGTGTCTTTCAGTTCACGGAACAGGGAGCACAGCGCTTCTGTACCCGAGTGAAGCCACGCAACATCATTGATGTTTCAGCTATCACGTCTATCTATCGTCCGGGCCCATTGGCCGCTGATGTGCACGAAGAGTATGTGGAGGCCAAGGAAAGCCCTCATTATATTCAGTACATTTCAGATGAGGTCCAAGAAGTTACAGGTGAGACTTTCGGGTTCTTGATTTTCCAGGAACAGATTGCACTGCTCGCTCACAAACTGGGAGGCCTGACCTTGGACGAAGGTAATATGCTCCGTAAGGTCTTGACCAAAAAGGGAACAGGCAAGAACAGCGTAAAGGGTAAGCTGCACAAGAAGTTTATCACAGGATGCGTTGACAAAGGCTTGGACCGAGACGTTGCCCAAAACCTCTGGGACAAGTTTGAATACTTTTCTGGATATGGTTTCAATAAGTCTCACGCTGTATCATACTCGATTATTTCATATCAGTGTGCATGGCTGTGGAACTATTACGGACCAGAATGGATGGCTGCGTTCTTGGACAAAGAGCCCGAGACAAGGAAAGAGAAAGCCATCAACATCGCACAGAAGTTTGGTTTCAAGATTGCACCACTCGATATTAACAAGTCAGGAGTTGTGTGGGAGATCTCCGATGATGGACAGACCCTTATTCAGCCGCTGACTTCGATTAAAGGATTCGGTGGTGCTGCGATTGAGCAGGTCCTGAACCATCGGCCGTTCAGGACGGCAGAAGATTTGTTGTTCAATGAGGAGGTTGTGTACTCCAAACTGAACAAGAAGTGCTTGGATGCATTGTGTCGTGGTGGTGCGTTAGAGACCCTGCTAGACGACCGCTTTACAGGAATGAAACACTTCTGGTCTGCATGTATTGTTGATCGACCCAAGAACTTGAAACGTTTGCGCGAGAATATCGAAACGTACAAACCAGAAGGAAACTTCAGTGAAGAGGAGATTATTCAGTTCAAGACAGATCTGACCGGAGTATTCCCCATTAACTTGGTGATTTCGTTAGAAAAGGTCGAGCGCCTTCAAGAGAAGTGCGTGCCTCCCATCTCCGAATACGATCCTTCGTTACTATTATGTTGGTTTATCCCACGCAAGATCACAGAACGCAAGACCAAGAATGGAAAGCTGTACTGGATTGTTGAAGTGATTGACTCCAACAACGAACTAACTAGGATAAGATGTTGGGGTATCAAACCGCACAAAGACAGGATTCATATTAACCGCCCGTACATGGCAAAGCTCAAATACGATGAGAACTGGGGCTTTTCGACTTATGCAGTGGGCAAAAACTTTAGACTATTAGGATAAACAATGAATGTATTTAGAGAATTTAGCCCGCTCTTAAAAGAGCCCAAGCTTATTGATAATCTTCCGGTTGTCATTCGTGTAAGAAAGTTTACTGAAGACGCAGCTAAAGAGTTTTCTGAACTGATGCGAAAGGCTCACAACACAGGCCAGCCGGTTATTCCAATCATCATCGATAGCTATGGAGGACAAGTCTATAGTTTAATGTCTATGATATCAGACATTCGACACGCCGACCTGACCGTCGCAACCATCATCCAAGGAAAAGCCATGAGTTGCGGAGCTATCCTCTCCAGTTTTGGCGACGAAGGGCACCGATATATGGATCGCGATGCAACCATGATGATTCACGATGTATCATCGATGCAGTGGGGAAAGGTTGAGGAGATCAAAGCATCAGCAGAAGAAACCGAAAGATTAAATAAAAAGGTTTATCGCATGATGGCTGAAAACTGCGGCCACCCCGAAGATTACTTTTTGGACATCATTCACGATAAAGGTCACGCTGATTGGTTTTTAGATTATGAAGAGGCATCTCAACACAACCTTATTAATCATGCTCATATTCCTCAATTGAAAATCGCAGCAAAGGTTGAGTTCGACTTCGGCTGACACTACTTAGGGTATGTCCATAGCAACCCAGTTTAGATGGAAACGCGCCATCAACAGCCTGCGTTTTTTTCATGAAGAAAATGATTTAGTAAAAGACGTTGCAAAGTCGGCCGGCCCAGAGTTTCAAAAGTATTATGAAAAGTTCTGCGCGGAAAACGACATTGACATTGCAGAACTTAACGCCAAACACATTGATCGAGTCAAGGAAGCGTTTGGAGTCAAGGATGAGGAAGACCTAGGCCGCGTCCAAGATAAAGAAATGCAAACGCGAGATGAGCTATTAGATGCTTGTGATACCATGATTGCGCGCTTTCAAGGCCAGACAGATGAAGAAGAGTTGCCGCCAGTTGACAAAGAAGTACATGAAACTTTTGAAAGATTATTTAAAGCTATCGCCGTTCATATTCACCCTGATAAAGCCAAAGACGAAAAAACAAGAATTCTTTTTGAACAAAAGTTTAAAGACGCAAAGAACGCATTGGACGCTCAAAAGTATTTTACTTTATTAGAAATGGCAGAAGAGCTTGACATTGAGCTTCCAAAGAATTATAATGAACAAATAACCTGGATGGAAGCTGAAGGCAAAAGATTGAGAACTCAAATCCAACAACACATGCAAACATATAATTATTTATTTGCAGATTGCGACTCAGATGAAAAGAGAGACACTCTCATTCGAGGATTTTTAAAACAACTATTCGATTTAGATGTTCCTCAAAAAAGTACTTGACTTCAAATACACACTCGGTTATAATAAGAATGAACCATTAAGGAGGGCCCTTGGCCAACACACTACAAGAAAAACAAAAGTATGTTAAGGAGTATATTCGCTCGCTTAACGCCATTGAAGAAGCAATGGAACCATATAAGGAACAGAAGCGAGAGCTTCGGGGAGAATTTCGAGAGAACGGATGGCTCACTACTAATGAAATCCGCGCCGCTGTCAAAGCTTATCGATTGTTTAAGGGAAAGATCAGCATTGACGAAGTGGTGGACAACTATAATCTACTCACGGGAGCCAATGATGATTCTTGAGTACTCCAAGATTAGGCACAATGCCCGCACACCTGATAGGGCCAACCCATCAGACGCAGGTCTTGACATTTTCTATGCGCCGGATGGAGATCAGGTAGCTGGAACTTGGCTTAAACCTGGAGACTCCGGCATCTTTGCCACAGGTCTCAAGTTTGGTGTGCCTCATGGGTATATGCTGGAGGTAAAGAATCGCTCTGGTAACGCAGCTAAGAAGCATTTACTTGTGGGAGCCTGCGTCATTGATTCAGGCTATGACGGTGAGGTGTTCGTTAATCTTCATAATGTTGGCAAAGAACCACAATTTATTGCCGGAGGCATGAAGATTGCACAAGTCGTATTAATTCCAGTGGTGCATTTTCGACCCACCGAGCGAACTCAAGGAAATCTGTATGATTATCCCATGACTATCAGCAATCGAGGTGACGGGGCCCTAGGGAGCACCGGCACATGAATCGCAAACAACGCAGAGCAGCCGAAGCTAAACGCAAAAAAGGTGATGGCAACCAGGCCATGCAAGATAAACTTATGTTGTTCGGACATTTGCCTGAAAGCTGCTCTGCGTGCGATGCTCCTTTTGATAAGACCAATAAAGAAATGGTATTCTCATGGAAGGTGGTCGTTAGAGAAAAAGAAGAGTCGGTGACACTTTTCTGTCCCGATTGTATACAAAAAACACAGGAGGCCATAGATGCCAGTCAATAGAATTTCTGAAAAATCTTTACATAAACTTTTAAAAGAAACAATCAACGAAGAAGCTTTGTGCGTAATAAAGTTTTACTCTAACGGCTGTGAATATTGCCACAACCTACAAGAATATTACCAAGAAATCGCCACGTCTTATGAAGGGGTGGAGAATGTATATTTTTTCGCTTTTAATGTTGATGATGTTCCCGAGATGGACAAGCTAATTAAGTTAAATGGAGTCCCCAGCATTGCAACTATCAAAACAGGACTTTTAAAGCCGCGAATTAGAATGCTTCAGGATCCTGACCCACCAAATAAGTCTACTTGGTATTATTCCAATGACATTAAAGAATTTATAGAAAAGGAAAAATAAAATGAGTGACGCTAGAGAAAAATATATAGAAGCAGCCATGTTTCGTTTACGTAGCGAGATGATGGAGCATAAAACAATCATCGACGCCTATCTTGAAAGTCCCTTGGCGGCTATTAAAGACAATGATTATTTTGCAGACATCGTAGAGCGGAGTAAGGCACTGTCGGTGGCTCAGAGCGCCTATGTGTTGTTGCAGGGGACTCTCACAGCGCTGCAGACCGCCACACAGCCCGCACCTCCACCCCAGCAAGTTGAGGAAGTTAATGCGGAGCCAATTAAAGAGGAGGAACTGTTAAAGAAATCAGCAGCTTATCGTAAATCGGTAAAGGCGCCTCCTCCGGTTAAAAAGCGCACCCGCAAGAAAAAAGGTGAAGAATGAACCAGGCATATTCATACGATGATGTGCTGTTGGTTCCACAGTACTCCGACATTCGATCTCGTTCGGAGATAGACATTGGAATTGATTTAGGAAAGGGAGTAGAACTCACCCTTCCTGTTATCGCCTCCCCAATGGACACTATCTCCGGCGCTCGCATGGCGGCTGCGATGAGTGCAGCCGGAGGTACAGCAGTGATTCATAGATATAATACTCCACCGGAACAACGCGAAGAGGTTGCTACATTTGTTTCAAAAACAACATCAGGAGCAATCGTTGGCGCGGCTATCGGAGTCAATGGAGAATACTTAAAGCGCGCCCGCAAACTATTCAATGCGGGGGCAACCTTTTTCTGTGTGGATGTGGCACACGGCCATCACATTAAAGTTAAGGAAGCGCTCTCTGCATTACGTAAAGAGTTTGGAGATGAGATACACATCATGGCAGGCAACGTCGCCACACTTCGCGGTGTAAATGACTTGGCAGATTGGGGAGCAGACAGTGTTCGCTGCAATATTGGTGGCGGTTCCATTTGTTCTACCCGCATACAGACAGGCCATGGCCTCCCAGGACTTGAGACTATCTTTGAGTGCGCCCAGACTACACGCGATGTTAAGATTATTGCAGACGGCGGCATTAAAAACTCAGGCGATATGGTGAAGGCATTAGCAGCAGGAGCAGACGCAGTGATGATTGGCTCTTTGTTGTCTGGAACTTCCGAAACTCCAGGCAGTGTGCTGAAGGGGAAAGACGGCATGACATGGAAAGCATATCGGGGAATGGCAAGCAAGGAAGCCCAGATGGATTGGCATGGTAAATATTCCTCCTTCGAAGGCGTAGCTACGCAAGTTCCATATCGCGGCCCAGTGTCCATGATCTTGGAAGATCTAGAACGAGGTATTCGATCTGGCTTTAGTTATTCAGGCGCCCGAAATCTCCCCGAGCTTCAAGCAAAGGCACACTTTATAAGACAAACAACGTCAGGACTAAGTGAAAGCCACACCCACATCCTTGGGAGGCGATGGTAGTGCCCCCGATTACTAAAAAAGAAGTATATGACATGTTGGCCGAAATAGGAAAGCATTTACTGATTTTAATCGTAATCGGTATGGCAGCAGGAACTATACTGCGTGTCTGCGGGATGCCATTATGAGCGACGAAATAGACTACGGAAAACTAAATAAACGAGTGGTGTTTACAGATAATGAACATCGTCATGCCAAGCTCGTCTTGAAACTCAAGCACGATGGATTCAAGCAGGGCCAGTTTTTCCGAACTATTATAACCGGATATATAAACGACGATCCAGTCCTCCAACAATATATTGATGAAGTGAAGGAGCAATCTCCGAGACTTAAAAAGAAATCTCGCCGTTTACGAGATCAGGGAGAGCAGGCTATGGACGGTCTTGGATTTAATGATGACGATATAGAAAGCATATTTGACTTAATAGAACAGGAACACCCAGACCTATGAAAAAGAAAACTGATGGACTCACACCTTGCGCCCGGACATGCGAAAAGCATAAGATAAAGTGCCACTTAAAGGAATGCAAAATGTGGGTAGACTATCCAGAAGACCAAAATTGTACATTAGTGGCTATTTATAATAATGATCAAAAACCTATGACCTTGAGAGAGGTAGCTGCCCGCTTACACATCTCTTTTGCAAGAGTAAAGCAGATAGAAAGCAAGGCGTTTGCTAAGTTAAAAAAATACCTTGTAGAGAAACCTTACTAAGTTTTAGGCACATTGACATTTACATTACTATTTATTGTTGAGTTTATTTAAATAAACAAGGAGATTTTATAATGGCTCGTAAGACTTTGTTAACCGAGAGCGAACTTCACAGATTCATGAAGCTCGCCGAAATGCGCCCCGTAGGGCAAGAAAGAATCGAAGAATGGTCTGGTACCGAAGAGGCACCTATCGACCTTGAAGAAGAAGAGGCGGACCCTGAAGCGCTGGAAGATTATGCTGCTGGCGATCTTGAACGCGGCGAACCCGGCGAAGCTGCCGCTGACGAATTAGAGGCTGATGCTGAGTTGGACGTTCCAATGGACGAGCCAATGGGTCTAGACGAGCCTGCTGGAGACTTAGGTCCCGAAGCAGAAGCTAAGTTCGCTGAACTCATGAGCCGTTTTGCCGAAGTTGCTAGCGAGGTACTGGGTATCGATGTAGCAGTCGAAGACGAGTCCGGCGCGCCAGTTGATGTAGAAGTAGATGCAGAATTAGACGTAATGGACGTTGAGCCCGCGGGTGTTCCCGACGAAGGAGGTGAAGAACTTGAAATGGGCCCGATGGACGTTATGGACGTTGAAGAAGATCCTCCCGGCATGACTACGTATCAAGAAGATACATCAGACGAGGACATGGTAGCAGAAATCACAAAACGTGTCGCTGCGCGCCTTCAGCAAGAGAACAAGCAAGCTCAAATGGTCGATGAGCTAGCCGAACGCATTATGAAAAGACTAACAAAGTAATTGACAAAGTAATACGAAAGTGTTAAAATATAACCATCGGCTCATGCGTGTCGATGGTTATTTTTTTAGGTAAATTATGAACTATACAATAATGGTCTTAATGTTTGTGTTTGGATATGTAACCTGCAAGATGCTTTACTATATCCGTGCCACTCGGATCAGCATTCAGCTTCTACAGCTTTCTAACTTAGTAAGC